TGCCGGAAGAAGCACTCAAGGAAATCCTTGAGTTGACGGAAGCGAAAGCGCGCATAGAGCTGCGCGATCGGGCGTCCCATGAGTTTATGCCGTTTGTGCATCACGTCTATGACAACTTCATCGAGGGCAGGCACCACCGGATTATTGCCGAAAAGCTGGAGCGCGTGGCGCGGGGCGAGCTGAAACGGCTGATCATAAATATGCCCCCACGCCATTCGAAGTCAGAATTTGCGTCCTACCTCATGCCTGCGTGGTTCTTGGGCCGAAACCCTAAGATGCAGATCATTCAAGCTACGCACAACACCGAGCTGGCCACAAACTTTGGCCGCAAGGTCCGGGATTTGATTGACGACCCGAAGTACCACGAAATCTTCCCCGGCACGCAGCTCAAGGAAGACAACAAAGGCGCGGGTAAATGGGGCACAAACAAGGGCGGCCTATACTTCGCGGCGGGCGTTGGCGCCGCAATTACGGGCCGAGGTGCGGATCTCTTGATCCTTGATGACGTCCACTCCGAACAGGACGCCCTGTCCTCAACAGCCTTCGACCACGCATATGAGTGGTACACCTCCGGCCCCCGCCAGCGTTTGCAGCCCGGAGGGGCAATAATCGTGGTTATGACAAGATGGGGGGCCAAGGACCTGACGGGCAGACTGCTGGCGCAACAGTCGGCGGATCAAATGTCCGACCAGTGGGAGGTGGTGGAGTTCCCTGCCATCATGCCCTCGGACGAGCCCCTCTGGCCGGAGTTCTGGTCGAAGGACGCTTTGCTGTCGATCAAAGCTTCTCTGCCCGTGGGCAAGTGGTCGGCGCAGTGGCAGCAGCAGCCAACGAACGCAGAGGCTGCAATCGTCAAGCGCGAGTGGTGGAACCTGTGGGAGAGGGAGAAAATTCCCGACGTCAAGTATATCCTTCAGGCATATGACACAGCCTTCTCCAAAAAAGAAACAGCCGACTACTCTGCCATCACCACGTGGGGTATCTTTGACGACGAGGAGACAGGGCGCGAGGCGATTATTCTGATGGACGCGCAACGCGGCCGCTGGAACTTCCCTGAGCTCAAGGAGGTGGCGTTCAACGAGCACCAGTACTGGGAGCCCGACTTGGTTATTGTGGAGAAAAAGGCCACGGGTGGGCCTTTGATTGACGAAATGCGCAAACGTGGTATTCCCGCGGTTGGGTTCTCGCCCGGTCGGCGTGCAGGCGGCGGCGGTATTGACAAGACAACCCGGATGCATTTGGTTTCACCTTTGTTTGAATCTGGTGTAGTATGGGCGCCGAAAGACAAGAAGTTTGCCGACGAGGTAATCGAAGAGGTCGCTTCCTTCCCAACAGGGGAGCATGACGACTACGTGGACAGCATGACACTTGCCTTGATGCGTTTTCGTCAAGGCGGGCTGATTACCATCCACGAAGAGGAAGACGACGAGGGGGATTACATTCCTCGTAACCGGGAGTACTACTAATGGCATTGCCTCCTAGCCCCATGGGTATGGTCGATCGGTTGCTGAGCATGGAGGATGTTGATCCTGCGCTCCAGCTTGAAGAAATCGACGTTGAAGCGCCGATGGACTTCGCCGGCGGTGCCGAGGTCCTAGAGCAAGAGGACGGCTCTGCTATCATTCGCGCCCTCATCGAGGCCGCCGAGGCCTCGGAAGAAGAGGCGATCCCCTTTGACGCCAACCTTGCCGACTTTCTCGAAGACAGCACGCTGTCGGATTTGGCCAGCGAGCTGGTCGGTTCCTACGAAGAAGACCTAGAATCACGGTCCGAGTGGGAAGACACATACACCAAGGGCCTCGACCTGTTGGGAGTGAAGGTCGAAGAACGGTCTGAGCCCTTCCAAGGTGCGTCCGCTGTCACCCATCCGCTGATCTCCGAGTCGGTTACTCAGTTCCAAGCACAAGCGTACAAAGAGCTCCTGCCCTCTGGCGGTCCCATCAAAACCCGCATTGCTGGCGCACAGAACCCTGAGGTTGAGGCGCAGTCGGCAAGGGTCAAGCATTACCTGAACTACGTCATCACGGAAGAGATGGAGGAGTTTGATCCCGACATGGATCAGATGCTGTTCTATCTCCCGCTGTCGGGCTCGACTTTCAAGAAGGTTTACTTCGACCCACTGCTCGGACGACCTGTGTCCAAGTTCATCCCTGCGCAGGACGTGGTTGTGCCGTACTCAGCAACGGACCTGTTCACCACGCCACGCATTACGCACGTGCTGAAGATGTCGGACAACGAAATCCGCAAGCAGCAGGTCATGGGTTTCTACCGCGACGTAGACCTGCCGAGCGCGGGAGAAGGTGAAGAGGACGAGGTCACCGAAAAGGTGAACGAGATCCAAGGGACCTCAAAGACATTCTCTGACGATGTGCGAACCTTGTTGGAAATCCACGCCGAGCTGGACATTGAGGGTTTCGAGGACCTTGATCCCGAGGGCGAGCCCAGCGGTATCAAGCTGCCATACATCGTGACTGTGGACAGAGAGAGTGACACCGTTCTGGCCATCCGCCGGAACTACGCCGAAGCGGACCCCCTCAAGCGTTCAATCCCTTACTTCGTTCACTACAAGTTTCTTCCGGGCCTCGGCTTCTACGGCTTTGGTTTGACGCACATGATTGGCGGCTTGGGCCGTGCATCCACCAGCATCCTGCGCCAGCTTATTGACGCAGGCACCCTGTCGAACCTGCCCGGCGGCTTCAAGGCCCGTGGTGTGCGGGTCCGCAACAGCGACGAGCCAATCCAACCGGGGGAGTGGCGGGACATGGACGCACCGGGTGGCGCGATCCGCGACTCAATTATGCCGCTTCCATACAAAGAGCCGTCGGCCACCTTGGCCCAGCTTCTTGGTGCGCTGGTCGAAAGCGGTCGCCGGTTTATCTCGATTGCCGATCAGCAGGTTGGCAACATGAGCCAAGAGATGCCGGTGGGCACGACTGTCGCCATGCTGGAACGGGGCATGAAAGTCATGTCCGCGATCCACAAGCGCTTGCATTATGCACAGAAGAACGAGTTCAAGATTCTCGCACGCATCATCCAAGAAAATGTGCTGGCCTACCCGTATCAGCCTGCGGATGGCGCACCGCCGCAAATCCTGCAGCAGGATCTTGATGGCCGCGTTGACGTGCTTCCGGTCAGCGACCCAAACATCTTCTCAATGGCGCAACGCGTAGCCTTGGCTCAAGAACAGCTCAAACTGGCACAGACTAACCCGCAAATGCACAACCTGCACGCGGCATACAAGCGTATGTATCAGGCTCTCGAAGTGCAGAACATCGAGGAAATCTTGCCCACACCACCGCAGCCACAGCCTGTTGATCCGGCAATGGAGAACAGTCGTATTCTCATGGGTCAAGCAGCGCAGGCTTTCCCTGAGCAAAACCACGACGCCCACATGACGGCACATGTCAGCCTGTTGCAAACCGCGTTGGTGCAACAAAACCCGCAAGCGCAGGCGGTTCTCTACGCGCACATCCAAGAACACGTTGCCATGGAAGCACACCGCCGAGCACAGGAACAGATACAACAGGCTATTCAACAGGTCGAAACGCTGGCAACAGCAGGCTTGGTTGACCCTGAATTTGCGGGTGCGCAGGTCGGACAGGCGCAGGCTGCCGCGCAGGACCCGAATGAGTACAACAGCTTTGTTGCTCTTCTGCAGCAGCAGATCCTTTCCGAAATCCTTCCCCAGATGCAGCCGCCGCAGCCCGATCCGATGGCGGACCCACTGGTTCAAATCCGTCAGCAAGAGCTGCAGACCAAGCAGCAGGATAATATGATGGATGCACAGAACGATGCGCGGAAGCTGGAGCTGGAGCAAAACAAGCTGCAACAAAAGGCCGCTGCCGAGGCCGCTCGGATCGAGCTGCAGGAAGATATCGCCGCAGAACGCAATGCCGTGAACCGCGAGCGTATCGAAACACAGGCGGAAATCGCCATGCGTCGAAACGGGGGTTCGTGATGCCACTTCGTGAAGGCCGTTCCGATGAGGCTATCTCGGCCAACATCAAAACCGAGATCGCCGCAGGCAAGCCACAAAAGCAAGCCGTTGCCATAGCTTTGTCAAAGGCTGGCAAAAAACAGAAGAAGGCTGATGGCGGTGTCGTCAAAGCCTTTAGTCCCATCGCTCGACCACAACGGTTCAGCGGAATCTACTAGGAGGTTACGACCATGGCAGACAACAGCACCCCCCTTCAGCGCGCCAATAAAGCTGCGTTGCGGCTTGAAAAAGAGCGTATGATGGACATGCGACAGGGTTCGATGGCGCCAGAGACATCGCTTCGTCCAAAAGCGCGCCGCAAGAAAGACGTGGCGCCAGAGACATCGCTTCGTCCAAAAGCGCGCCCTGTGAAAAGCTTCAGCGAAGGCGGCATGATCCGGGGTTGCAGTGACTCCCAGATCGGCGGCAAGAAGTTCAGCGGAACGTACTGAGGAGCAGTTCAATGCCTACGATTCAGATAAGCATTCTACCGGACCTCGTTCCGGTAGATCAATACGACGATGACGACGACGGGAAGAACTGCCCGTTGCCGACACGGGATGAAGAGCTGAACGCAAAAAACCGCAAGGCAGCGGTTGAGGCAGCAAACTACCGGGACCCCGAGGAGGACGGTGTGTCTGATGAGTCCGAAGTGTGCGGCAACTGCAAAGCCTACAACCAAACAGACGAAATCCTTGAGTGCATCGGGGACGACTCGGGTGAGGTCGGGTACTGTCAGCTCTACAAGTTCCTTTGTTCTGACGACTACACCTGCGACGACTGGGTTAAGGGTGGCCCAATGACCAGCGAAAGCCAACAAACATACCGGGACAACCTTTAATGGATGTTGTGGATTTCGCAAAACTTCTGTACAAAAACCTGCAAGAGCGAGAGAATGATCTCGCTCAAGCTCTTGTGGTTGGCACCCCTAAAGACTGGGAACAATACAAGATGATCGTGGGGGAGATACAGGGTCTCTCTTTTGCGGTGAATGAACTCAGGACCCTGCTGGAGAGACATAGCGACTATGACGATGGATTTGACGAATCTGGGTGAAATCGCAAAAAGCCTTGTGAAGAAGGAGGATTCTCCTTCGGTGGACAGCGCTTACATTTCAGCCACTGACCGGGTGCTTGATCCCGGACTTATCAAACAAGATTTGATTGACCGACTGCCGCAGCCCTCCGGGTGGCGGCTTTTGGTTATGCCGTTTCAAGGGGTCGCCAAGACCGCTGGCGGCCTTCACATCCCGGACGAGGTTCGGGACCGCGAGGCATTGGCAACGGTTGTTGCTTATGTGCTTCGGCTTGGGCCACTCGCCTACCGAGACGCCGACAAGTTCGGACCGGACGGCGAGCCGTGGTGCAAGCAGGGGCAGTGGGTCTGCATTGGTCGTTATGCAGGGTCACGGTTCAAGATCGATGGCGGCGAGGTTCGCATCATCAATGATGACGAAGTGATCGGCACGATTCTTGATCCACAGGACATCAAGTCAGTTTAAGGAGGCCAAAATGGCTGAACAGAACCAAGACGAAGATCTGGGTCAGGAAGTATTTCTTGAAGACCAGAACGATGCTCCTGCCGACGACAACGGAACGGGGTCGGACATGTCCGACTCGCAGGTGGCTGATGCCGCCAGTCGCGTTGAAACCGGTGAGGACGAACTGGATGACTACAGCAAGAATGTCCAGAAACGCATCAAGACTCTGACAACCAAGTACCGCGAAGCGGAGCGTGAGGGTCAGGAGGCTGTGCGAATTTCGCAGCAGCTGCTCGCAGAGAATGAAAAGCTCAGGGGCCGCATGCAGAAGCTGGATAGCGGTTACCTGTCTGAGTATGGGACTCGTATTGAGTCGCAACTCGGTTCGGCCCGCAAAGCGTACAAGGATGCGTACGAGTCGGGCGACACCGACGCGATGATC